AGTTTGCTAAGGGCGACAGGCCGGGCGTAGTCACGAACATTCGGACTTACCGGGTAGTCCCTGCTACAAGTCAGGCGATGCGGTAGGCGACGATGACAATGCCGGGTTGCCCACTTTGGCCAGTCCCGGCTTGACCCAACCCACCACGGCCATATGTTCCTGAGGTTCCACCTTGACCGCCGTACTGCACGCTGCTTCCCGAAATAGTGTTGGCGACCGGAGATGTGGTTTGACCGGGATTAGCGGTGACACCGTTGAAAGTTGAGGGTTGTCCCGCCGTGGCATTGTTCTGCCCACCCGATCCACCGGAACCAACGGTTACCGACAGGGTTCCAGAAGAAAGAGACATTGTTTGGGATACTACTTGCCCACCGGGATATGGAGTACCAGCGTAGTAATTTGCACCGTTACCACCAGCAACAATTAGTACGGAAAAGTCGTACACACCCGGTGCGTCCGTCACCGTAAGTGACGAACTTGATGTAAAGGAGTGAATCTTGTAGGTATTACCGCTTCCGTTCCAATTGGAAACAGTTGTCTCAGAACCACCTGATGCTGCATTGAATCCAGTTGGGCCACCTTGCTTGAAGTATGACCATCCACCGACAGTCCCGTCAGCATATACGGGTCTTATCTTGAACTCGTAGGAAGTCCCAATAGTCAGCCCTGTGGCAGAGTACGAAGTTACGTTGCCGACGTTTGTTACCACACCGTCAACGCTTAGTTCGTAACCACTTGGACTTCCACCCGCCGAAGGCCAAGAAAGAGCAACCGCCGATCCACCAGAGGTGGCGGTCATTACGTCCCATTGAGAATCAGGATTACCCAAACGAGTTGATCCGAAGTAAAGGGTTCCCGTCGTTGGCATCAGTCAGTCACCACATACAAGGTCGTAGCGTCAGGAGTGAGAGCGTCGTACTCAGCCTGCGTGAGTGCGACGACCTGAGTGATGCTGGCATCTGCGCTCTCCACGGCGGTCGCCAGTAGATCGGCTAGGTCACGCGCTCTGGTCATATGAAAACTCCTTGCGAATCAATCAAACGTGGACTACGGGACAAGTCTCTGGCTCACGCCAGAATCAACTTCGACGGCACAAACTCCTGCACCGGGGCATCCGGCCCCTTTGGGTACGGGATGTTGTTCGCTTGCAGGTACTTCTCCAACCGGGCATTAGCGTTCCAGCCAGAGAACTCCTGCACGATGCGCCACCCACAGGTGACGATGTACAACTCAGCGTGCGGCTGCCACGCCGCATACACACCAATCGGGCCAGACATCTCCGAGATGACTTCCCAAATGTCCACCTCGTCCACGCGAGGTGGACGGGCCTCAGTCCACTCTGTTGGTTCGGGCATGTACTGGAAGATGCTGTCGTAGTTCATCCAGTTCTCATCGAACACTTCACCGTCTTTGGTGAGGTTGATGATCTGCTCGGTGGCTTTCCAGCGAGGCATCAGGCAGCCGAGTAGCGAATAATCACGATGCCGTCTGCGCCAGTAGCGTAGCCAGCAGCCGCATTAGTTATTGATCCACCACCACCGCCGCCACGATTAGCCATTGGTGCAACGCCAGCCACGTAGCCTGCACCGGCGGGGGATTGTGAAGCACCAACACCACCGACGCCTGACCCACCAATGCCACCGCTGCCGTTGTAGCCAGAACCCCCACCGCCACCAGCGTAAGAAAGGGAAGAACCGCTAAACGAGTTATTGACACCGGCTCCACCATTACCTCCAGCACCACCAAGGGTCGGGCCAACACTCTGCCCAACTCCACCAGCCCCACCGCCACCAGCAGACTGATAACCGGGGGATGATGCCGTTACGTTGCCACCCGCGTTTCCCTGACCGGAAGTACCAGCACCGCCCGGTGTTGGGCTTCCGACAATCGACCCAGCACCACCGCCACTACCGCCTGAATTGGCGGCAACTGAAACATACGTCCCACCGTATCCGCCACCAATTGCAGTCAGTCCAAATCCTGTTGAGTTAGATCCATTGTTCTGTGGTGCGCCACCTGCACCGACACTTAGCGTGTAAGTTTGTGTAGATACCGATGTGGTTCCAGTCAATAAACCACCGGCCCCCCCACCACCACCGTAAGTAGCACTTGGGGTGCCGAGATTTCGGCCACCCGAACCACCGCCAGCGACAATCAGGTACTCAACTTGTGAAAGGTTGCTAAAGATCTGAAAAGTGTCCGACCCAACCGTGGTGAACGTGTGAATCCTGTAACCACCTGCCACCGTCATTGTTCCACCCACGGCACTAGGCGACCAAGCCCCCGTGTAACGAGCGTTGTACCCCAGCACCGTTGACTTACTGAACCGCTGAACAGACATTACGCAATCTCCAAACCGGAGATGTGGAAGTTCACGGTCGTCGCAGATGCCAGAGCCTCAATAGCGTCAGAAGCATCCATAACCTGCTTGAACTCCAAAATGATCGAATCGTTCGCCGGAGCAACAACGTCGTTAGCGATCTGCACACCACCAAGCGACATATCAAAAGTCGCATTAGTGCCAGCGGTATTCGTCACTACAACGCTCGTCACCAGCGTCGTAGTCGATGCAGGAACCGTGTACAACGTGGTACTACTAGTCGAAGCAGCCCCACGGAATAAAACCGTAAATGTGTTTGCCATTCTTTCTCCTTAGAGTCCCAACAGGGCTAGTGCTTCAACAGAAGTCAAATCAGTCTTGGTCGCAAACAAGGCATCGGCCTGTGTCTGCGTGTAAGTGTTCGCCACGGTGAACGAAGCGAACGCGACCACCAACACCTCATCACCAGCAGTAGCACCACTAGCCAGAGTCACCGTGTTCGTGGAAGTCGTGTAGTCATCACCCGGCGACAACAAGACACCATTCAGGAACACCTGAATCAACGCACCCGTGAACGACAGGCTCACCGCGTTGTCGTCGTTCCCCGTGAACACCGTCTGCGACGCGGTAGCCGTGTACTCATACGTGACAATGCTCGCCACGCTTGCGGCAGACGCCTTAATCCACGTACCACCGTCATACACGTACATGCCGATCTGCTCAGCAGTACCCGTGTTCAAGTAGAACAACGCACCCTGCACCAGCGGGTCACCGTCGTTATCCACCGTCGGGAACGACGCCTTCGATCCGAGGTAACGGTCATCGAACGAATCCAGCGAGGACGCGGCGGCAGCCGCGCTAGACGCGGCAGACACCGCCGAGGCAGCCGAATTGGTTTCCGAAGTGGCGGCATTGGAAGCCGAGGTCGAAGCCGCGCTCTCCGACGCAGCAGCAGCAGTCTCCGATGCAGCACTATTTGCTGCACTTGTTGCAGCAGCCGACGCCGAACCAGCAGCATTAGACTCACTCGTCGCCGCATTCGACTCCGACGTAGCCGCAGCCGACTCACTCGCCGCCGCAGCAGTAGCACTAGCGGCAGCGTTCGTCTCCGACGTACCCGCATTAGTCTCGCTCGCAGCAGCAGCACTCTCACTAGCAGCAGCCGCAGTCGCAGACGCGGCAGCATTAGTCGCCTGCGTCGTAGCCGCCACAACCTGACTCGTCACGCCAGTCTCAACAAAGTTCTTCGTCGCGGCATCCTGCGCAGACGACGGCTCAGCCAACCCCGTCACCTTGAAACCACCAGCAGCCAGATCACTACCCAGCGTCTTATTACTCAACGTCTGGCTATCAGTCGTCGTCACCGCCTGCACGCCACCCTGCTGCAACACAGTCGGATTCACCGTGCCACCAGTAATCGTCGCCGTGCTAGACACAGCACCCGACACCGTGGCATCGTTGATCGACGGATCAGTCAGAGTCTTATTCGTCAGCGTTTGCGTGTCCGTCTCACCGACCACAGCAGAACCAGCACCCAGGCCATGAACAGCCTCAGAAGCATCCTCATGCTGACGAGACTCACTGAAATCACGAGCAGACACACCATGCTCAACAGAAGCACCCGCAGTATGCGACACACCAGTCGTGCCATCCACACCACGAGTCACCGTCAACGTCGTACCGCTACGGTTCGTAACCTCAACAATCTCCTCATTAACCGTATCCTGGTCAATGATAAGAGTGTAAGGCGTAGCCGAAGGCCAACCAGTCGCAGCAGCCACAACAACAGAAGTAGTGCTAGCAGTAATGTCACTCGTCAACGTCGTGCGACGAGCAACAGATGAATAGTAGCGAGATACAGCCATACGCTTTCCTATCGGGTGTAGTGGCTACGGGTCGGGTAAATACGCTGCAAACCATTTACCTCTTCTTGCAAACGAACTTGGTACAACTGCAGCATGTAACGACCAAGTTGGCTAGACCCACCAACCGGACGCGCATTAGCAGAAAAGTCAGCCTCACTAGACATGCCAGACAAGTGGGCAGCATCAAAGAACGGCACCATCCGGTACGCCGCACCCAAACGGATCAGATCCTCACACGAAATCGGCAACCCAGTCGTCGTCACGAAATCATCATCGTCATTCGTCAAACCCGTAGGCTCCGACGTATACACAACCTTAATCGTCCTACCAGGAGTGATACCGTCATACACGCTCAATGAAGCACCGGAAGTAAACGCTGTCGTGTTAGCGTGACGATCCAAACGCCACCGCCGCAACGGAAGCCACTCCTTGCTAGGACCAGTCGTCTGCCACGACACACTCAAAATATCCAACGTGCCAGCAGGCATCTCATACGTGTTCTTCGCCGCATTATACGTGAACGTCGTCTCCGCCACAGCGAACAACTCAGGATACACCGAACGGATCGCCTCATTAATCGCACGCTTCACAAGGAAACGAGGGAACATTGGGGCGGACACAACGCGCTCACCAGAAGCATGAGCGGAAGCGGTAGTGCCACGGAAACCACGACCATACGGGGGGATAACCATGTTCAACGAAACATCATCGACAGTGTCAACCATCAACAACTCGTCACCGATCTCCACCAAACCACGAGACATGGCGGAAGTGTCAGCGATCTTCAACGTCAAATCAGAATCCGTAGCGGACTGAGTGAGATACGTGGACTGGTCCTGCACTGTCGTAAACCCATGCAGATACAGCATGGTGGAGTCAGTGAGTTCACTGAACGTGGACATTAAACCTCCGCCGTAGTTTTGTTCACATAATTAGCGGACTGCTTATTCACGATCATGTCCGCAGGCGGGTCAACCGAAGCGTTATACGGACGGCCTAGAAGTTCCGTCGCAGCCTTAGCGTCCCGCACCTTCTCCACCGTCGTACCACCCGGCGTGATCCCATGCCTACGGGCCTCACGGAAAGCAGCCAAATCAGTTTTCGTCTTCTCGTACATGCCCTGCAAGGGGCTGTTTGTTGTCGCCGTGATCTTAGGGTTCGCTGCCCTCAAGCATTCAGCGTAAGACTCATGGTCCTTAGTTTTGCAGCCAGTGCGACAGTTCATTCCACGCTCACATATTCGCTGTAACCTGCTGCCACGACAGCGGTATATTCGTCATCAGTAAGTTCATGCCTACGGCCACCACCGAAGTAGTAGTCCGCGTCTTCTATCTCGTCCTGGGATGGAAACTGTGTGATAGTGCCAGACGCTCCCGTGATCAGCAGGGACTGCCCGACAGGGATGGTGTAACGCCTCAACAGAACATGATCAGTGTAGATGGTGTCAATGGTTGGTAAAGTCAGGATGTAAGCCACCATTATCCTTTCACATGTTCACGAGGGGTTGGGCGGGGGCCACCGCTATATGTGGCCCCCACCCGAAGGTCAACTCTTAGGAGATTGACGAGGACGACTCAATGCGGTAGAGTGCCTCTTGGCGGTAAATGCTCCAGCCTTGGAGCGAGTACCAGCCGACAGGGCGGAAACGCATCAACTTGTCCACAACCGGACCAATCACAACACCCGGCTCAACAGCGGTCGCCTCAGCGAGCGCCTGCTGGCCAGCGATGTAAGTGCGGTACACGGTTTCGCTGGAAGCACCGTCATCAGCAGAAAGCGCACGAGGCGTTTCCACGACGTAAGCGCCACCGTACACGCCAGTGACAGCGTTCAGAACGTTGCCAACATTCGGCTCAGTGTACTTGCGGATATCCTCAAACGCGAGGGAACCAGTCTCCGCACGAAGATCGTGCGCGACCAGCGGGTGCATGTACGCTGCGTACAGCATACCCTCACGCGGGACAGCCTTACCAGCACGCAACTTGGAGACAGCCTTGCGGATGTCTGCGCCAGCGATAACATCCTCAGCCGCAACCTCAACGGTAGCGGTCGGAGTGGACGCACCACCAGTGGCGTACAGCACGTTCGTTCCACCATCAAGGACGTTGTTCACGACCTCATCGATGGAATCCATCATGTTGTATGCAACGATGTTCGCGACAGCCGGGTCAACGTCCGAAAACGCGAACTCGCCCAACTTGCGGGTGTTCAGGACCGTGTTGCCGTACTCGTTCAGGGTAACCGAAACCGTCGAAACGTTGCTGATCGCAACAGCGTCGGGGTCAGTGGTTTCCGTCAGAGTGCTAGTCGCAGTCGCCAGGTCGCTGTACAGGGAGAACACCACGGACGAACCGGGCATAGCCTGCTGAACAGGGCGCTTGTCCGCGAGAGAGCGGAACTGCGGCTGCGAACGCAGAGCGAACTCAACGTAACGGTCGTATGCGGCCTTGACCAAGCCAGAAACCGCACTAGTACCAGTGTAAGCATCAGCCATTACAGATTCACCTCCTCAGATGAATAGTTATTGTTACTTGGGTTGTGAGGCTATACAGCCTGCGGCCCCGACGCACTACCGAAAAGCAGTTGGTTCAGTGCCTCTTGGTTCTCAGCGCCAGCGATAAGGCTGGCCAACTGGTCGGGGTCATTAGTGAAGGGTTGACCGCTTGACTGTGTTTCAGCGATGCGGCTCAACGCCTGCAACTCAGGGTTCTGAGTTGTTTTAGGCTGCGAATCAGCCTCACCGGACGATTCTTTTTCAAGCCCCAGAACATCGCCGTAGGTTTGAATCCATTCGTCCACCTCCTCAGCGGAGGTCACATCCTTAGGGATCAAAGCGGAAACCTTATCCGACAGTCCATAAGATGCGATAACGTCCTTCACGGAGCGTTCCCGAAGCGACGACTGCATGCTGTCCAACTGCTCCGCCAGTTCCTTCTTCTCGGCCTGCAACTTCTTGTAAGCCTTACGAAGTTCCTTCATAGCGTTGCTGTCGTTGGTATCGATATCGTCTTCGTCCCACTCGTAATCGGACATAGTAACTCCCTTACTATTCATATAGGTGAATCGTTACCCACATCATCAACCGGGGAAGAAGATGATGGCTGTAACTACCGGACTCTTGCACCACCAGGGCCGGTCGGTCTGGTTGGGAGTGGACGCGCCTGGAATCGAACCAGGGTAGGAAAGCGCAACGCCGTCCGGCGTAGCGACTTACATCCTCTGACCAATTCGCGCCCGTATTAAGTTATATAGAACGAGGTCGCTTTAAAGCGGCAGAACCAATAGCGGAACGGCCACCGAACCTTGCACGTTCACGGGACTGCAAACCGCGAACCTTCTCGCGAGCGCCCTGATCAAGGTCAAGAGTAGACAACGCCACTTCCTCATCAGTTAAGGCTTTCCGCTCAATATCAGCAAGACGCTTCGTTGCTTTCTCAATATCTGAAATCTCAGTTAATTGAGGCTCAATAGCAGTGCCGAGAATATCCTCACCACGACCAAGGTATTCACCGATACGTTCGCTAGCGCCAGCACCAAACTCAAGGCCAGCGCGAGTAGCGTAACCGCCCACGATAGCGGCGTTAGCGCGACGCTGAATTTGTGTTGTCGTATTGTCGGGGTCAAGGACGTATTGTGTAAGCAGTGACGGGTCAATTCCATAAAACCTCTGCAGGCTGTCACGAACCTCCTGCGGGGTTTCCGCAACCACACGCTGCGCGTCCGTCACGCGGTCACGGACCTCGTTAACGGACAGCGAGAAGTCACCGACGATACGTGCGATAGCGTCATACTCCGACTGAGAACCGGCAGTACCTAGGTAATCACGTAGCCCCGCTTCACGAAACACCTGACGGTAACCCCGCTCAAGTTCAAGATAACGACCCTCGTCAGGGATATCCATGATCCCGCGACCACGCAGATCTAACAAGCCTTTAAACCGTTGCTTGTACTGATCCGTCTGCCGGACACGAGCCATAATAGTTGAAACAGACTCAGGTCCAAACTCAACAACAAGATCATTCAACATGCCGCTAAGACCGCTGATACCCCACTGAGCAAGTCGATCAGCGAGCATATCAACAGCATTACGACGAGCGTTCAGTTCCTCTTGAGAAGGACCAGTATCCGCTGGAGTGGTGTCACCACCGCCAGTATCATCGGGAGTTACTTCAGGAGTTACTTCAGGAGATCCTCCGCCGGGAGGTGGACCATAAAAACCAGGAGCAGTATTAATATTTCTAACTTCATTATAGGCACGAGCAACAGCAGCCTGGGTCTGTGCAGTTCCACTTTGCTGCGCTATCTGCTGGGCACGCATGGCCTCATTTTGAGCAGCGACAGGATTACTCGCCGCAAGTGCTCTAGCACGGCCAAGCGCGGCGTTCATTTCTCTACGCCATTCTTGTTTAACAGCCATCTAGATCACCCAATCCCAAACATAGAAAGAATCCGGTCACCCAAACTGTTATACGCCTCATAAGCATTATTCGTCTTCTGCCAACGCGGGTCCTTACGGACCTCCTGCTCAAACTGATACAACGGCATCTGCGTCGGCTTACCATCAGGACCCAAACCCTGCAAGCCACGCTTCAAAATCGGGTCATTGAAATCAATCGCCTCAGCGTCAGGCAACTCCAGCAACGAAGCCATCGTCTGACGGTACGGTGCAGAAATATCGTAAATATCCTCACCGTTCTCAATACGATCAGACCAGCCAGGATACGCGCCAGCAATATACGTTCGACGCAACTCCTGCAACGCATCATCCTGCGTCGTGTCACCAGCACGAATACGACGAACATAATTATCAATGGTATTCTGCGTCAACGACACACCATTCTTACGCGCCCAATCCTGAAGGCTACGCTGAACCTCACCCGTACCACCAGTAAAAGTGCCAGACTTAGCAGTAGCCATGTCAGCGAAAGCATCAAACAACTGAGATTGCGTCATACCGAAACGACGCTTCTGCTTCGCTAAATCGATTAGATCCTCATCAGTGGCCTGCACACCAAACTGCACAGCCTGATCGCGGAGAGTTGAAACATCACCGTCAATAGCGTCGGCATAAAGTTGAGGAAACTGTGCCTCAAAGTCCATATCCTGAATAGCGGTAGACTTATACTTCTGTGCCCACGGTTGCGAGTTAAACTCACGAACGTATGCTTTATCGCTGAAACCAGTAGGATTACGGAAATACTCAGCCGCCTTAGACTCCAACCACTGATACATGGCTTGAGCCTCAGGGTCACTTGAATCACGGAGTTGAGTAATCAGCGCATAACTAAGAGCAAACTTGTTACCACCCATGCCGCCAACAGTTTCCAGCGCACCCTCGCGGAAATCGCGGCGTTCTTTCTTAGACACCCTACCGTCATCGTTGGTGTCCATGAGTTCTTCTCTAGGGGTTAAATCCTCAGGCACCCTCAGGCCTCGCTTCCAAAGCCGAATAGAACAAGTCCATCATTTTCGTCGCCTTACCGAAATCCTCAGCCTCAGGACCCTGCATCAACGCCTCCTGAATAATACTGCTTCGACCCTCAGCGGTAAGACCAGACTGCGTGACAGTGCGACCTACGCCGGTAGTTGTAATAGTTGGTTCGGTGCGTTCGGCTTCGCGGACCTGCTTCAAAGCGTCCTGAAACTCGTCATCTGTGGCAGCGCGACCAAGAACCTGCGAAGCCATAGCATCCACAGCGGCACGCAAATCACGTTCACTAGCCATCGTAACAGTAGCGCGAGGACCAGTGTAAGCGCCACGATCATCCCCACCTGCGGAAACGGCACCGCCCTTTAAAATATCTTCCACATTCTGGCCACTAGAAGCAGCATACTGTAGCAAGTCATAGTACGCAGAACGTTGGCCGTTAAGTGTCCCCAACTTAGACCCTGTTACCCGACGCAAATCGCCAAGCAGTGCATTAAACGCATTCTTGTCTTTTTGTGATGCGTTACGAGATAGCGCGGCTCCCGCTACTCTCTCGAAATTACGCACACCTTCGTACACCGTTGTCATCGCCGGTTGCACACCAACGCCAGGGTTATACGTTGTGTAACCCACGGCGACAGGGCGGGTGTCCGATGCGTAAGGCGCATTCTCAGTAACAGTTGCACCAGGTATCGGTGCGGTGCTAGTGTCTTCTATGATGCTATCAGTGTCACGACATTCACTAACGTCTTGATAGTAGCCCCGTTGCCCGGTGCTTTTCAGTATGCAAGTTCCTGGCATTAGGACTCCTCCAAAATAAACTGCGGGTCCGCCTCAAGAACAGCCTCAATGAATCGCTTCGCCTGCGGTGATTCCTCTTTGAAAACTGAGAGGTTTTTATCCATGCGAGCGGTCAGTTCGGCTTTCTTGGCACGCTTCTCAGCGTTAGTGCCTTGCAGACCAGAGATCTCGTTCTTAAAGATGTTGTAAATCTTGATTGACTCTTGAAGGGCATTTGCCGTGTCGCTAAGTTTTCCGTCACGCTCTTTCAAGAAATTAAGCATACTTTGAACATCATTGAGTTGCTTAGTCAAGCGAACGTTAGAACGACCTTCGGGCACGTCTTCGGCCACCAACGCATATGATGGGTAAGCGGACTTCAAATCGTCAATAGTTTTCTTTTTACGCTCTTTAATCCGCTTCACCTGATCTGCTGTTGTCGCTTCAGCAATCTCCTTGTCATATGCACGCTTTGCCCGATTGACCTCAACCTGACCGTTAATGGCAAAAAAATCTTCAAATTGCTCAGACTCAGTTTTCGGTATGCGAATGCCCTGCTGAATGTTCAATAGCGCGTGAGCAAACATGTCAAACTCACCCGTCTTAGGGGCCAGCCACCACGCAGCGTCACCAACCTTTTCAAACAATTCTTCAGTTTCCGGCGACCTATACCAATCCAGTACATCATCAGTTGCTCGAATCTGCGCGATTGAGGCAGTTGCCTGATCTTTAACATTGTACTTAGTGGACGAAAGAGTGAAAGGCATTAGGTTTGTCCAGTTGCCGAAAGTGCCGCTCTCCTGAGTCGGCGCCTGCATGCTATACCAAACAGCAAGAGCCTTCTCAAACTGCAAAGGATCATCCTTGTACTTGTCTAACAGCGTGTAGTAGGCATCGTCCATCGTGTCAATGCCGTACCGTTTCGCAAAATCAGAAGCAGACGCAGTGTAACCCTGCGGGAACGCGGGAACAGTGAACCCACCAACCCAGCGGAGAATGGACAAAGATGTAGCCATCAAGTTGGCGTTTTTCCACTGATCGCTCTGCTTAAACCTATTAGCATCAATAAGGCCCGGTATCGCGGGAGTGCCATCAGCGTTAAGCATCGGCTCACCGTTGACCGTCAACTCATCAAGCATGCCTTCAGCGGCCATAATCGCCATAGTGTCCATTGCGGCGTTCGCCATACTGGACTCAACCCACTCGGGATCAGCAGCCCTCAGCGTTTTCAAAACACCAGCCGGTAGAATGGACTGAAACACGTCTTGCAGGACGCTACCTGTTGGTTGACTGTATTTGCCTAGAACGGCAGACCGCAAGCCAGCCAATGCCGGGAAGGAGCCAAAGTAAGCGGCCAGAGGTGCCGTAATTGGACCCATTACAGAAGGCACGTTCGCTGCCATGTCTAGCGAAGGCGATAACCCTAGTAATTTACCGTTAATACTAAACGGATTTAAACCAGCAAACTCGGACGCCTCAATCCCAAACATCTCAAGGATCGGGAACTGGTTTTCGCCTAGTGCAGTAGTAAGTGCCTTCTGCACCAACTCGTTGCCAGGGTAAGCGAAGTACATATCGCCTTGATCGTTTTCAAAAGTGAAACCATTCTCGCCCAACAGGTTGTAAACTAGTGCGCCCTTCCACACAGACTCTGGGCTTTTAGTTACTGTGCGCTGCACGCGACGATAAAAGTCTTCGGTAGCGCGGTAGTACCTGCTAAAGTTGCGAACCTTCCACGCCAGATTAGATCGATTAGCGGGGTTGTCAATGTAACTAATTGTTAGGTTGTACGCAGTATCCATTGACTGTTGCGCGTACATCTTGTTAGCCAACTCAATGTCTGCATCTGTGACAGGTGCGTCGTCCCCTCGCCGCTTAGCCAGTGCCGCAGCAAACTGTTGGCGAGCCTGACCAGTCTTCTCAAACTGATCCAAGTAGTTAGCGATAAACATTGGCGAACGAGAAATGCGAGCGTTCTGTCGGCCCATCCACCCGAAAGCACGATCCCAAAACAGTTGAGTCTCGTGAGTGGGGAACGGCACCAAAGGCTCCTGAATAGTTTGCCGACCAAAAATGTAATCCGGTCGATCCTTCACCTTAATATCGGCAAGCATCTCCTTGCTGACTGCTGCCTTCTGCACAGTGTCGCCAGCATCGTTGACGACCTCATCCCAGAAAGTAGCAAACTCGTTGCCCTCGTCATCCACGCGCATGAAAATGTCACGCACTTTCTGGTTGACCGTTCCATCCTGCTTTGTGAAGTGCTGGAACACGTTCTCAAAATAGTCGTCAGCGAACTGATCAATGTCAGCGTCGCTACGAATCCGACTGAATCGCTCCCTGTACTTCCACGTTTCATCCTCGCGGATAATGCGTGCAATCTCAGCCTTAGCCGCTGCCGGATCATTCAGTAACCGAACCGCAGCCTCGCCTATGGGTCCGTCACCGTCAAGCGTTTCCTGCAAGTTACGGAACCAAAAACCAAAACCGTAGAATGTTTCACTGCCATCTTTTGTTGTCTTAGGTGCAACGTTTGTGTAGGCACCAAACCGAACTGGCGTGAGTTCGCCGTATACGATTCCCGGGAGACCTTCTGTGGCACCTAACTCGCGGCTTGCGTAAATAGGGTACCCACCTGAGTTAAGGTACGCGCCAGCCTCACTAATCTCGTCAAGAAGAGAAATGCCATGCGTTGAATCAGCAAGATACTTGAATGCTAATCTGTTCGACTCGCTCGTAAGATTAGTGCGTACCCCAAAAACTTTCTGCGACCCAAGCGCCTCAACAGCAAGTTGCGCAAAACTTGATGAATCACCCTGAGCCAAAGCCAAACCAGCAGCCTTCAAAGCCTCAGGATCTGCCTGCTTGAAAACCATTTCAGCCATCCACTCAGGATAGCCCTTGTGTTTCATCCAGCGAGAAACCCATTCAGCCTTATTAGCAACCATGCCAAGGCTGGTCTGAAGTTCAATCTGACCCGTCGTCGGGTCCACTTTCAAACGTGGACGCGACTTTCGAATCGCCTGGTCAAGACGTCGGCCACGGTACAACTGCTGCAAACCGCCACCGAGCAGCCAATACAAGCCGACTTCTTCAATAGCGTTACGCATGGAAAAACGAAGTCCGTACAAAGTCCCAACAGACCAAGCGTTAGTTATCTGCTCAAGACCCTTGCCAGTTTTTATGCGTAAAGGATTCCGTAGTTCTTCAAACTCACGAAGATTAGGGAGGCGAACATTCTCTACAGTCTGACCTAAATGCAGCGCATGCTGCACACCGTCAGAGTCGGCAGAAAGGCTACGGCGAGTTTGGGAATCAATCTGCATCTCAAAGTCAGCATCAAACTCATCCATTGCCGCCTTGAGTTCGTCTTCGTCTAACCCTTGCTTCTTAAGACGTGCCCTTTCCGCTGCTCTACGGGCCTTGTGGTCAGCAACCATCGCTGCTTTTTCCGAAGGCCGTACACCGGCAGGAACCCAAACACCGTAGGCTTCGCCATCCATTGTTCCCGTCACCAAAGACCGAGCCTCTGGTGACAATTCACGAACAATATGGTCGCCCTCTTGCCGAGTAATAGTTAAGCCACGGCTCGCTGCTGCGCTACGCACCAAACCAGAAAGCAACAACCGCCGAGTACCTATGTCACCTCGCCGGAAAGCATCAGCAATAATCTCTGAGGTTCGCTTCGGCAAAAACTGACGGGCGTAACGGTAAACCTGCTGTGCGTCAGCAGCACTATTCAAGCCAATAACAACTCCCGTTGCCAAGGACGCGAACTGTCGGTTAAACGAGTCAAAGATGCCAGCCGTGGTACCAAACTTGTACTCGCGGTTAGCGTGACCAAACGCCACAGCGTTATCGCTCAAAGACTGAGCAAAAAGACCCGGCTCCCCCGCGTCCTGCAAATGCTCATCAACAATCTTAGCGGCCCTAGAATACTTACTTGTCGCAAGAGCGAACTGGTTCACCATTGCCATGCGAGCCGACCGGATCAGCGACATGCGAGGAATGGTCACATCCCGCCGCTTAGTGGTGCTAGCGATTTGACCGCTGACAGACTTCAGCCCAGCCTGCTCTTTTTCCAACTGCTTTATCTTGCGCGTTGCATCATCAACTTCGCGCAACTTTGCAAGAGCCTCAGCCTGGTCATCCATCAACTGTGCATCAAGTGCCGCCTGACGCAGAATTTCACGATTAGCGGACTCAACAGCGATACGGTCAGCAATCTCACCCGTTGTAACCGTGTAAGCATTATTTAAATCGTCAATAGTGCCAGCGATTGACTCAGGGGTGAAGTTTCCATCTGGGCCACGGTACGGGCTAGTGCGGATATCTTCAATCAAATCTTCAGGCATCTCGTCGTATTGACGAGTCATGCGGTTTCGGATGCCAGATGCAGCAACCGCATCACCAGCGGCTTCTGCCGCATCCAAGTCATTTAAGTCGTTAGCAAACGCATTCCAGTAACGGTAAGTAGGCGTTGAAACCTCAAGTGTACCAAGGCGCATCTTGCGAATGACATCGGCTGCTTTAGCACCCGGAGCAAGACGAGAAATGCTGTACTTCATAACCTGACCGATACGCACAGCCTTTGCGCCAACAAGAGTCGGGTCCAAAATTAGCGAAGCGACCATCGATGTAGCATCAAGCATGGTTTCGCGTGCTTTAGAACCACGAGCAGGATCAAAAGGTACGTCTTCAGCGGCACCACCTAGCACCATTCCCGTGCCGCCAAGGTGTGCAGAATTGATCTGCCGCATTAGTTCTTGCGAGTTGCCGTCAGCCTTGTTGTAAATCAGGTCACGGATGTACGGCAAAGCAAGTTCATTGCCTGCGTACTTGTCAACCAGTGTAGAAATAATCGGATCTGGTGTACCCATGACGGTCGCCCGGTGAATATCCAGCATGACCTGGACCTGTATCGGGGTGTACTCACCAGAGTCCTTAATTTCCTGTATGTAATCTTGATTGTACTGGCCCTTACGGGTGGCGTAGTACGCATTAGGGCTAACCACTCCAGCATAAAAATCGACAAGAGTTTTAGCCCCGACGACATCTATGCCGTCACTATTGATATCCGTGTTGTATTGACCCGCACGAAGAGCATTCATGACAGCATCGCTCGCAAGAACAAACGGCTCAATCAAAACACCAAAAGCCTGAATCGCTTTATCCGCAGCCTTCTGCACAATGTTTGGATCAGAAAAAGCATCAGCAGCAGCCGTTTCAATCTTCGCTGCAACAACATCAGGCAAGACCGAGGCTAAAATCGGATCGGCTTCCTGCAAAGTAAGATAAACGTTGCGGATATCCGTCTGCGATCCAACCTCACTCGCAGCGATAACCTTATCAGCGGCATCATTCAAAACACCAAAATTGATGATCTGCGCCAACTCATCGGGCGTAACATCAATGCCGTCCTCTTTAAGCATGTCAAGCAGCATGTTGACAGACTTGTACCCATCAAACCCGTCAGGTATCTTGCGACGCATCTCTTCACGACGCAACAACTGCTCAGCCTGCTGAACAAAAAAACTACGAGGCTTCGGCTGAACGTAACTTAGCCCTGTACCATCTGGACTAAACGATGGCGCAGCAACCAAACCCTGCACTTCTGGAAGCGGAGCCACCTCAGGGGCACGTTCACTTGCACGCCTAAGTTCACGGTACGTGTCAGAAACATCTAAACGTCGCGCTTCCTCGCGCCTGCGTGCTGCTTCGGGACCGAAATCGAACCTAGGTTCAAGGTCAACGACTTGATCACCAAATCCCATGTTGTCTTCAGTATCAACATCGGTGTTAGTTCTACGGCGATTAGGTGGTTCGCCTACCTCGTAAGGAACGCTCACACGCCACGCCGATACAGCACATCACTAATGGCTTTCAAAGTTGGGTCACCTGTGCGCTCGTACAAGTTTTGCACTGTACTTAACATAGAGGTCATTCTTTTTGACTGCGCTGAAACAGGAGCGGGACCTGCACCAGGGCCAAAAGGTGCGCCAGCAGTCACAGGCTCATCCGGTCGCTGCGTAGGCGACATGAGAGGAGCCATGCGTTGCGCTGCACGCTGAGTCGCACGACCAGCGCCACCACGGCGAGTAGCGCGAGCAGTAGCCTGCCCAGACGCACTCATCGGAGCAGCCGACTGCATCTCCTCAAGTTCCTGATTCTCACCATACGGCATACCAGACACGTCAGACATGACCTGCTGCGGACCACCATCCGTGCGCTGAGACAAACTACCCGGCCCCGACACTGGTGCAGGATTTTGTGGACGACGCATACCGCCTCGTTGTTCAGCCATCCTCATCCTCCACATAAACAATTCTAGGTTCAATTAGTTCAGAGCCAGGAGTGGGACCATACTCGTCCTCATCTTCCTCTGGATCACCCAAATGCCCATACTCATGTAACGTGTACAAAGACTGGTCAAACAACTCTTTCATTCGACCAACCATGTCGTCGGCAATATCAGGTGACCAGGCAACACCTTGAGCAACGATACCCAAGTGCAAATCAAGGTAGGCAAGATGAACGCTCATGTCGCGCATTGGAACTTTCACTTTCTTGCCTCCCTAATTTGTTACTAGCCCTTACCCTTGGTTCCCTTGGTGTGCATACCAAACTTGATCTTGTCCATGTCGCTGGACTTGCTTCCACTCTTGTCGTGGATCGGAGCCGCGACCGGGGCTGTA